GTATTTGAAAAACTTGGGTCAGTTTCCTTATGGTAAGATGAAATAGCAACTGACGAAGCTAATCTTGAGTAATCGTGATGACTACCTGTAAACGCCGCGGCAATTTCATAGATTAACTTATCTAATTCTTTTGTGGTAATAATACCTTCAGTTGGTACTGAAGTGATAACCTTAATAAAGATTTCATCGGAGTTGACACTCAACCCCTTTGAAGCTCTTTTAATACGGTTATAAATTTTCTGTGGATTAAATGACGAATCATCTCCACCTCTTTTTTTAATTTTAAGTGACATCATAGTTTAAAAAAATAGTAAATTAAAAATCGTCAGTAAAGGAGATGGTCTCATTTAACTTGGCCTTTTGATACTCAACGGTACGTGACTCAAAGAAATTACCCTTTGTTTCAACTGCGATTTGTTCCATGAATTTGAACGGTTGCTCAACATTAAATTGTTTTTTACATCCAAACTTTACTAATAATCCATCAACAACAAACTCAAGATATTGTTTCATTAAATTTGAATTCATACCGATAAGTGAAACTGGTAGTGATTCAGTGATGAACTCTTTTTCAATCTCTAATGCCGACAATAGAATTTCTTTAATTCTTTTCTCACTCGGTTTGTTTTCAATGTGATTGTTCAATAAATGGATTGCAAAGTCACAGTGTAAGTTTTCGTCTTTAAAAATTAATGCGTTAGCATTACATAATCCTTGCATGATACCTCTTGATTTCAACCAAAAGATAGAACAAAATGAACCTGAAAAGAAGATACCCTCAACTGCCGCAAACGCAACCAATCTTTCTTGGAACGATGCGTTATCAATCCAATCCAAAGCCCATTTAGCTTTCTTTTGAACTGCCGGTAGGTTATCCAACGCTGTAAAACATTTATTCTTCTCGTCTTCATTTGACACGTAAGTATCAATAAGAAGTGAGTACATTAGACTATGGATGTTTTCCATAGCCAACTGAATACCATAGAAGAATTTCGCCTCAGGGTATTGTACTTCCCTATAGAAATTCTCTGCTAAGTTTTCATTTACGATACCATCTGACGCTGCGAAAAACGATAAAATATTTTTTACAAAATACTGTTCATTCTCTGATAAGTTTTCCCAATCTCTTAGGTCACCGCTTAAATCAATTTCTTCTGCCGTCCAAAAAGCGGCTTGATGCATCTTATAATATTCCCAAATATCATTGTACTTGATTGGGAATATCACAAAACGATTTGGATTTTCTTCTAATAATTTTTCCATATTTTATTTTATATTGTTTTAATAATTATACTGTTGTTTGTTTTCTTTTCTCCATAATTTCTTTAATTCTACTTCTATTTCTTTCTTCCTTCTGTTCCTCAAGTCCTAAGAATGTTGTAGTACTTTCTGTATCAATTTCTAACATTTCGTTATTAAACTTACAGTTTTCAAATACCACCCCGTCTTTACCAATTCTTGATTTTGTGATAGCAATAGTCGCAAGATTTAATTCTTTTTGTTGTAATGATTTAGCAACCGTAATGATAACGTGTCCTACCTGAGCTTTCTTAATTGAACCACCCATTTGGTCAGTTGTTACCACATCAGATGAAATAGAACTTCTATTACCCTGTGTTGCCGTCCAACCTGCAATATCCAATTCATGACACATTGATTCAAATGCTCTCATAACTGAACCCTCAGATTTCCATTCATCGTCCATCATCTTTTCAGGTGTTACACAATCAATATAATCCAAAATAACTACATCAATCCTTGTCCCATCAGCAATTAACTTTCTAATCTGATTTTTAATCTGATTCATCGTTAATGTATCCGAAGGTAACTTTTTCATAATTAACTTGTTTGGCATCGTTTCCTTAATCTCAGCAATTTTTGCCATAACCTTTTCTTTATGATTACCAAGTTCATCAGGAGCAATACCAGTCCAACACGTAAAATGTTTTCTCTGAATGATTTTATAGTTATCCTCAAAGAAAATCTGTAAAACATTAAAACCTAAATTAAAAGCATGATTAGCAATCTTTGTTGTAAGTGTTGACTTACCAACACCAGTGGGTGCTAATATAACACCAATTTCTCCTTTTGCCAAACCACCTTTCAACAGATTGTCAATACCCGGTATTCCCATAGGGATTGGATGTCTATAATCATCCGCTAATACTTCATCTAAGTCTTGAAACACATCTCCCGTTCCTCTATCCACGTTTCCAACCTGTAAAGCTCCTCTAACCATTTCTTCCAAGGTGTCGTAGTTTTCAAACTCACCGTGGTCAATAATTTTCTTAGCTTTATCCATAACTTTTTGAAGTTCTTGTTGTTTACAAAACTTCAATGCCTTTTCCTGAACAAACTGAGTACCCTCTTCGGTAACATTTTGTATATCAGAAATAGTGTCAAGAGTTATCTTTAATAATAACTCCTGACTAATTTCACTTTTAGCTTTTTGTTGAATTGTCTCAAAACTAGGACTGTGTTCAAACTTTGAATAGTATTCTTTTACCATCTGAACAAATAATCTAAAGTATTTGTTTTCAAAATAAGTAGATTCAATCACCTCGATAATTGAGTGTGAAAAATCCTTATCAAGTATTATTTGGTTAAGAAGTTGTAATTGGAAGGTCTCTCCCAAATAGTCAAAATTTTTGTCAGCCATATTATGTTTGTTATTTGAATAAATATCAACGAGACAGCTGATAACCCATGTATTCGTGTGTTAAATTTCTTGCTGACAACACGTCAGTAAGACCAAAAAGGATACCTTTTAGGAACGGGCGTATGTCTACGGTGTATCTTATCTTCGGTGGATAAAGTTTTGCATCAAATGTATAATGACACATTGTCGTATCACCATTTTTGATATAGATGTTAAACGACTCAGGTCCATCAGTGAATGATGTGTTCAATACCTCAGGGTCTTCACTAATCTGATATTGATTGTCCAACATGTAGTTCACAGTTTTCATTTTGAAATTTTCTTTCAACTCTGAAATAAAACCATCCATAATGTCAATCAACTCAGCCGAGTTGTGAGCCTTTGGGTTATACCCCTTAACGTTAAAAAAACGTTGTACGATAAAATTATTGTTTACCGTCATCAAGAATTCCAGTTTGGTAATGTCTTGTTCTTTCATAATTTATTTTTTGTTTGTTTTTGTTTTTTCTTTTCTTGTTAACTTCATAAATGGTTGGATGAAGTATGTCCATGAGTCATCTCCTTTTGGTAGGTATTTGAACAACCCGTCCTCAACCATATACTTAATTAAATTTTTGTAACTTCTACCTTCAATATCTAATTTTTCTGTAACAATTGATAGTATTTCTTCTTTATCTTCATCCGTCAATAAAGGATTATCTAAATCAACAATTTGTTCGTTTACTTGGAAAAATTCTTTTTCAAAGATACCTGATTTTGTTTTACCTGTTAAAAGATTTTTTAAAGTTTGATTGTCTTTTTGTTCTTTAAACAAATCTTCCGCTCTTGTTAAAATATCGTTATAAGAAACTTCTTTTTCAAGTATCTCAGGAAAAAATTTAACTAAAGTTTTTTCACCCAAAAGATAGATACCTTCAATATTATCTGATTTATCACCAGTTAATATTTTTAAAGTTTTAACGTTATAGTGAGGAAACTCATAATTGTCAAATTTAATCTTATCCCCGTGTTTAAACGTAGATTTAAGGGATGGTGAATATACAGACACCTTTTCAGAAATAAGTTGGGTTAAATCCCTATCTGACGAGAAAATCAATTTGTTTTCATTTTCAGATACGTGACAATAGTAAGCAATTAAATCATCCGCTTCTCTACCACTAATCTCAAGTTGTCTAATGTAGACCTCCTCAAGATATTGTTTGATACGATTTTTTTGTTTTAGGTAGGACATAAAGATTGCGTCCTCCATAGTCAATCTACGATTTTGTTTGTACTTGGGATAAAGAATTCCACGTAAACTCGTGGAATCTTCACCATCCCAAAATACCACAACCTTGTCAAAGTTTTGTTCATCAATGAATTTACGGAGAGTGTTCATAAAATGAAACAATGCCCCAATGTGTTCACCATTATGAAAGTAATCCTTCACACCGTGAAAACCAATCTTCATCAGATTATTTCCGTCAACAAGTAGTGTTTTTTTCACGAACTAAAATTAAAATTGTTTGACAAAATTTTGTTACCTTTTTTTAAATTATCTACAGCCCAAAGCGGTTGTAAATTTTTATAATGACATAATTTATACAACTCATCTTCAGTTTTTGCTGACGACAATGGAATTATGTGGTCAATATGCCATTCATTTCTATTTTCCCAACACATACCGTTAGTAAATTGTTTTTCTAAATGTTCTTTTAATTGTAATGGATTACACCCCACAATGTCAAATGTTTTGTTTTTTTTAGTGATATCCAACTTGGTTAGGTATTTGTAAAGACGACTTCTGACATTATTAATTAATGAAAAAATAGGGTCAGATTCTCTTCTTTCTTTTCTTTGTTCGTGTTTCCTTGGTTTGTAATTTTCTCGGTATTCTTTTCTTTTGTTTGGGTTATTTTCATACCAATCTTTAACTCTATTTAAATTATATTCCCTATTATTATCATAGTTTTTTTTGTTAGCATTACTCACCCATTCAGGATTTTTACTTCTCCACTGTCTTTGTCTTTCCAAACATTCTTTATAATTTCGTTTTTGGTAATCCGCAGACCTTAGATTGTGACATTTTTTACATTGTGAAGATTTACCGTCTTTAGTATTTGAACGATTACCAAATTCACAAACATCCTTTTCTT